TGGAGATTTAATCGTAAGAGGTGCAACCACATTACATGGGGATGTTAATTTATTCACAGGTGGTGCAGATGTATATTTTGGTAATAACGCTGGTATTGGATTTGGTGGAACTAGCCTTACCACGGTGGGTATTGTAGGGACAAGAACTGGAGCTAATCAATTAAAATTTAATACTGATGGTTCTACTCAAATGACTTTAAAGAATGGTAGTCTTAATTTAGATGGTCACATAACCGCAAGTGGAAACATAAGTGCAAGTGGTAATGCAACAGGACATATGTTTGGTGGTGGATTTGAAATACAAAGAACGGATGGTAGACGAGTATTACAATATAATAATGCAGCTGATGTTATGGATTATAATCCAGCTGGAATAGCTGCAGGTGGATTTAGGTTTAGAGGTGATAATGTCGTTAATTTAATGTTTGTGGATGCAGCTGATG